ATAGTCATAGTGAGCGACCTACAGGTTCCCTTCCACGATAGACACGCAGTCAAGAATGTAGCACAATTTATAGCCAAGTTTAAGCCGCACGAAGTAGTGACAATAGGCGATGAAATAGATTTTAATACCATCTCGAAATTCAGCGAAGGAACACCAGAAGCTTATGAACAGACTATGGGAGAAGATCGCGATGAAGCTGTTCAGGTACTTTACGATTTACAGGTAAGCCAAGTCCTGCGCAGTAACCATACTGATCGGTTGTATAACCAGATCATGCGCAAGATCCCCTCATTCTTATCCTTGCCAGAACTAAGGTTTGAGAAGTTTATGAGGTTTGATGAACTGGGCATTACCTTCCATAAGAAGCCGTATAACATCGCGCCTAACTGGATTGCAGTACATGGCGACCATACTCCTATCAAGTCTCAAGGCGGCCTTTCAGCCCTTGAGGCGGCCCGTAGGCATGGCAAGTCAGTCATCTCAGGTCATACTCACAGGGCAGGCAGATCGTCGTTCTCAGAGGCCTCTGGGGGCCGTATAGGCCGTGTTCTCCATGGTGTCGAGGTTGGCAACTTGATGGACTTTTCTAAGGCCTCATACACCAAGGGGTCGGCTAACTGGCAGCAGGCATTTGCCATTATGTACGTCGATGGCAAGAACGTCCAAGTCGATCTGATCTATCTGGAGAAGGACGGCACATTCGTCGTATCAGGTAAAAGGTATGGACGACCTAGATAACGAGCTTGATCGAGACATTGACGATCACATAGATGATGCAGAATCGTTACCATTTCGTTATCAAAATTCTATTGACCACGCCTGAGCTTCTGTCATAGTTGAGCCAACGACGAAGGGCGTCGGAAGAAAGGCTCTAACATGTTTGATCCATCATTCGGAGACCTGGTTGTAATGATTCTGCTGGCTGGTCTATATTTCCACTTAGGCCGTACTGTCGGCATTCGCGTAGGTTATCTAAAAGGCCGCAAGGCTGTTAGAGATTACTACGAGACAAAAGAAAGGGTGCGAGTGTGAAAGCAAGTGAAGTCCTATTATCAGCTACTGACATCATTGGAGACAGAGGCCGAGTTTATGGTCATCCTCGTGTCAATCAGACTAGAATCGCATTACGACTCCAACAGATGCTTGAGACACCAATCTCAGACCATCAAGCATGTTTGGCGATGGTCGAAGTCAAATTGGCAAGACTGCAAGAAACCGCAGATCACGTTGACTCCTATATCGACGCGTGTGCTTACTTGGCACTAGCTTGCGAACTTATAACAGAAAGGGATGAGAATTATGTTTAAGCGCAAATGCCACAAATATGGTCAAGCAATAAAAATTGAAGGTTCTATTGCATATTTTTGTAAGTGCATTTCCTATGAGGAGATATTTGCTCTTTGGCAAGATGGTAAAAATTCAACAGTAAAAGAGGTCACAAATGTTTAATCTTTCGGAGTACCAGACATGCGCAGAACGCTTAGAGTTGTTTTGGAAGGAGCATCCAGATGGCAGAATTGACACGAAGCTTATTGAGGCGACTGGTGGTCGCTTTATTGTTCAGGCTTACGTTTATCGAACTGAAGTTGATCAACACCCTTGGGCTTCTGGGCTTGCGGAAGAAACGATTGCGGGTCGTGGAGTCAATGCTACTTCGGCTCTTGAAAACGCAGAAACTTCGGCGTTGGCGAGGGCGCTTGCGAACGCTGGCTATAGCCCTAAAGGCGACCCATCAAAGCGAGCAAGCCGAGAAGAAATGAGTAAAGTCGAAGCAGCTTCTAAAGTAAAGGCTAACCTCGATGAAGTAAAGGCTAAGATGGCTAGTACATCTGGCGAATACATTCCAGTAGTAAAGGAAGAAGATCCATGGACTATCAAGCCTGCGACTATGCCGCCCACAATGGGGGAAGCTGTGTCGATGGTGAAAGAGATTATTGGCGGCCAGACAGAGAAGGACATCCCCAAGTGCAAGCATGGAGACATGGTCTGGAAGACTGGCACTAGCAAGACTGGCAACAAGCCATGGGGCCACTTTAAGTGTATGGCATGGGTAACTGGTGAACTCGGTGGACGCTGTGAAGCTCCTAACGATGTGATCTGGTACGAGATCAGCAAAGAAGATGGCACATGGCAACGACAGAAGGCGAGAGGATAATGGGGCGTTTGCAGTTCTTAAACCAAGATGGTGAATGGGAGTCATTTCCAACAGAGGATGAAATTCACAGATCAAAAGAAGTCATTGCAATTCTAGAGGAATTTACATTTACGACAAGATGCTGCCTATGTAATGACTCGATTCCGTACAAAGACATCAAGGTCAATCTGACCAATAAGAGCTGGTCATGCTCTAAATGCCACGCGGTAAATGGCCTCACAAAGCCGTAAGTACCGAGGATTCTCGACTGAGCGTGTAGTTGCCAAGTACCTATCGACTTGGTGGCCACATGCAGACATCGGTCGAGGGGCTGGAAAAGATATCACCCATGTCCCCTACGACATGGAAGTGAAGGCTAGATCGGCGTTCCAGCCAAAGGCATGGATCGACCAAGTAACAAAGAGGGCAGGTAAAGCTGGTGACTTGCCTATCGTAGTTGCTCGCTTGAATGGTCAAGGGGAGAAGAATCCACAGGATTACCTTGCATTCATGAGATTGGGCGACTTGGTCGATCTATTGCTGAAGGCAGGTTACGGCGATTTCAGCGACGATCTTGCTAAACTAGAGCCTATGAGATGCAAGATGTGTGGCGCATGGGCGTTCACCGAGACATGCAGAACATGTGAGAGTGATCCAGATGCCAACCTATGAGTTCGAGTGCGACAACGAGCATTGCGAGTCCAACGCCAGAATAGAGAAGTGGATGTCAATACATGAACCACATGATCTGGAATGCCCATTCTGTCATTCATCCATGAGTAAGGTCTATTCAAGTGTTGGAGTTAGCTTTAAAGGAACAGGCTTCTATTCAACTGATAATAGATAGATGTGATCTAATTCACATTCCACATAGTGAGATTATAGGAGATGCTACACATGAACATATTTGACATGGCTGGTACTCTCAGCGCTAGAGCCCATCAAGGGCTCACGGCGGCCCCGAAGGACAGAGGCCGCAGGGTAGCGATCGCTATTGGGATAGCTCTATCTATGGCAATGCCCTTAGATGCAGAGGCGTCAAACCAAGCAATTCGATACGTTAAAGACTTGGCTAAGTATCAACTAACAGATAAGCAAGAAGCTTGTCATCATGAGATTATCTATCGAGAGAGTCGATGGGATTACAAAGCCATTGGCAATAAGGCAGGCACTAAGAGAGTATATGGGCTGTACCAGATGAAGACTGAAAGCCTAAAGAACTCAACAACTATCAAACAGTTCTGGATGTATTGGCACTATGTTACTCATAGGTATGGTGTTACAGAGTATGATGAGCCTGACTATTGCAAGGCATTACATCATCTAAAGACTAAGGGTTGGCAATGAGTACAAAGCGTGGAGATCCTAGGTTGAGTCGTGCCTATCGTAAGGCCAGACTTGCTTGCTTGCAGATGGCGAGCTATGTCTGTTATTACTGTGGGCAGGATGCGACGACAGCCGATCACATAATTCCCATCAAATTTGGGGGCGATCCTATTAGCCAAGAGAATTTAGTCGCAAGCTGCGTCTCGTGTAACTCACGCAAGGGTTCTCGTGGGCAGGGCGTTTTTTTAGAGGTCATGCGTACCCCCCCTGTCTCTCCAGACTCATCTCTCCCTGAGACGCAGATCACACGACCTTTGTCGCCTTTTCAAAAGCCATGACAGCCAACACAAAACCAATAAAAGCCAAGCGCAAACCGCCGCAACGAGGGGCAACGAAAAAACAGCTTTTAGGCAGCACAAAACCAAGAATCCAAACACCACCGCTTAAAGGTGCATCTCGAATTGCTGAAGTGGCTGAACTAGCTGAGAAAATTGGTATGCCATTGTTGCCTTGGCAACATTACGTCCTTGAGGATATGTTGACAGTTGATAAACAAGGTAATTTTCAGCGCAAGTCAAATTTATTGTTATGCGCAAGACAGGTAGGCAAGACTCATCTTGCTCGCATGAGAATTTTGGCAGGTTTATTTTTGTTTAATGAAAAAAACATAATTGCAATGTCATCCAATCGAAATATGGCATTAGATACTTTTAGGCAAGTTGCAAACACAATTGAGGACAATGAGTTT